GAGTTTGTTGGGTATGATGACGTCGAAGAGTAAGAAACGGATTGATATTCCGAAACTAGTCGGTAAGGGGTATGGAGAGTTCTGGAAGTTCAAAGGGCGATATAGAGTCGTTAAGGGCTCACGTGCCTCGAAGAAGTCGAAGACTACAGCGCTGTGGATAATCGCCTCAATGATGAGGTATCCGGAAGCAAATACCCTCGTGGTGCGTAAGGTATTCAGAACGTTACAGGATAGCTGCTATAGTGACCTACAGTGGGCTGTGAATAGGTTAGGCGTAACAGACAAGTGGGACTTCAAGATGTCTCCGCTAGAGGCAACTTATAAGCCTACAGGTCAAAAGATACTGTTCAGAGGACTTGATGATCCGCTTAAGATTGCATCCGTAGCGGTAAGTAAGGGTGTGCTATGTTGGTGCTGGATAGAAGAGGCATACGAGGTTATGACCGAGGGCGACTTTGATATGATAGACGAATCTATCAGAGGTGTTGTGCCGGATAACCTCTTCAAACAAATAACGCTGACCTTCAACCCGTGGAATGAAAAGCACTGGCTAAAGGCGAGGTTTTTCGATGTAGAGGATGCCGACATACTTGCACTAACGACTAACTACTTGTGTAATGAATGGTTAGATGTTGCCGACAAGAGGACATTCGAGCGAATGAGGGTTCGCAACCCTCGAAGATATGCAGTCGCTGGTCTCGGCGGTTGGGGAGTTGTAGAGGGTCTAGTATACGAGAACTGGAAAGAGCAAGAGTTTATCCTCAAGGAGATACAGAATAAATACGACATAAAGTCAGCCTATGGTCTAGACTTCGGTTACACGAACGACCCGGCTGCTTTTTTTGATGGCTATATAGACACGGATGCTCGCAAGATATGGGTGTACGACGAGTTCTACAAGAAGGGTTTATCTAACAGAGCTATTTATCAAGAGATTAGCTCTATGGGACATGCGAAGGACAGAGTTACAGCTGACTGTGCAGAGCCTAAGTCGATAGACGAGCTACGAGGCTATGGACTCACCGTACGTGGTTCTAAGAAGGGCAGCGACTCCATTAACTCGGGCGTACAGTTTATCCAGGATTTTGAGATTATCATACATCCGAGGTGCGTGAACTTCCTCACTGAGATTAGTAACTATACCTGGGCTAAGGATAAGTTCGGGAAGAGCCTTAACAAACCGATAGATGACTTCAACCACTTAATGGATGCCATGAGATATGGAATTGAACCGCATATCGTCTACGACGAGATGACATATAACAGCGTAAGAGGAGGGCTGTAATGCGATACAAGATATCACGAGATACAGTTATGACGCCACAACTGTTGGCGAAGTACATTAACCTACACAAGAAGGATGTTAGCAAGAGGAATAGGGTACTGCAGGACGCATACGAGAACAGATACAAGATTTTCGGTGCTCCTAAGAAAGAGGATTACAAGCCAGACGTTAGGATTTCAGCAAATTTTGCGAAGTACCTAACAGACACATTCGTTGGGTTCTTCTGCGGTATTCCAATTAAGATTAATTCGGATGACAGCAACATCGACGAGTACCTGGGAAGATTAAGCCTGTACAACGACGAGGACAATCATAACCTCGAACTCGCTAAAGGTGCTGATATACACGGCGACTTCCACGAACTGCTATACGTAGATGAAGATGCAGAGATATGCTATACAGAAGTTAGCCCTCTTCAATCATTCTTTTTAGTAGATGACTCAATTCTTGAGCGACCACTATTTTTTATCCGCTATTACAAGGATAGCAACAAGATTGAGCGGGGGTCGTGGTCTGATTCAACACATGTTCAGTACTTCACAAAGAACCCTAGTATCAAGTGGGATGATGATCCAGTAATACACGGATTTGATGGAGTGCCCGCAGTAGAGTATAGGGCGAATGCAGAGAGTATGGGACTGTATGAATCAGTGCTATCGCAGATTGATGCATACAACAAGGCTATCAGTGAGAAAGCTAACGACGTGGATTACTTCGCCGATGCATACATGAAGATTCTAGGTCCGCGAGTTGATGAGAAGACTATCCCCGAGATTCGCAGAAACAGAATAATCAACTTTAGTGGTAATTTTGGCGACAACAAGATTGATGTTGACTTCCTCCAAAAGCCTGAGGCAGACGATACGCAAGAGAATCTACTTGATAGACTAGAGAAACTCATATTTGCAACATCAATGATAGCGAATATATCCGACGAGAACTTCGCGGGACAAGCGTCGGGGGTAGCTCTCAAGTATAAGCTACTCGCTATGCAGAATCTTGCGACATTCAAGGCTCTTAAGTTCCAGTCTGCTATGAACCGCAGATATAAGCTTATCTTCTCGAATCCTCTGTCGGGTATGAAAAGCGATGCGTGGGCGAAGATAGACTATCACTTCACGATGAACTATCCGGCTAACCTAGGTGATGAGGCGGAGACTGCGAAGAACCTCGAGGGTATCACCTCTAAGGAGACGCAGCTTAAAACTCTATCGGTCGTTGATGATCCGAAAGCTGAGCTTGAGAAGATTAAGGCGGAGAACGAAGAAAGTGCGAGTCAGATGTTCGGTAACCTAGGAGGCGCAGGAGATGGCGACGAAGCTTAGCGAGTACTGGAGACAGCGAGAAGAGGAACAGCGCAAGCAGAACATCACCGATGAGGCTAAATACGACAAGGTTGTCGATAGGATGTATAGAGAGTCGTTAGCTGACATCCAGAAGGAGATAGATGCATTCTACGGTCGCTATGCCACCAAGGAAGGTATAAGTATATCGGAGGCGAAGAAACGCGTCGACAAGCTCGATATAGAGGCATATGAGCGACTGGCGAAGAGGGTGGTTGCTGATAAGGATTTCAGCCCAGAGGCTAACCAAGCGATGAGGCTCTACAATCTGACCATGAAGGTCAACAGACTTGAGATGCTTAAGTCGATGATTGGAGTACATCTCACCTCACTATCAGATTCGCTAGACAAGTATTACACCTCGAAGCTCGATAGCAACACTGCTGCCGAGATAAAGAGGCAAGCGGGCATTATGGGAGACACTATAGGAGTTAATGATAAGCAAGTTCACGCTATCGTTAATGCGTCGTTCCATAGCGCTCATTTCTCCGAGAGGATATGGGTTAATAACTCATATCTAAAGCAGAAGTTAGAGCAGTCGCTTCTAGCCTCTATGATACGCGGTGAGCGTCCAGATTATAGAGCGTTTAAGCGGATATTCGGCTCGTCTCTGTACGAGGCAAAAAGGCTATTACATACAGAGCTTAAACGTTGCAGAACAGAGGCGGCTATGCAGCAGTATAATCGCAACGGTGTTGAGGAGTTTGAGTTCATGGCGTTGGGACCACATCCTTGTGAGTTTTGTACCGCCCTCAATGGTAAGCATTTTAAGGTTAAAGACTTCTTGCCTGGAGACAATGCACCGCCTATGCATCCACACTGCCGATGCTCTACAGCACCGTGGGTAGATGAAAAAGCCTATAATGATTGGCTTGATGCTAAAGCGGATGGGACATTTAGTGGAGGTCTCGATGATTGGAAGGAGGCTTTGAAGTTTGGCAGAGGTTCCGGCGGCCCCGATATCAAAGCAGGAGAGACTAAGCACATAGGAAATGTTGATTTTTCTGATAAACCGAGAGTCATGAAAACACTTGATGCTGCTGAACGGAAGTTTGCGGGTGCTGATGTTGAGTGGGATGTAACAATTACATCTGATGGTAAGATATGGGTAACAAAAGGTAGTGCTGGTGGTGTAGATCTTACAGGAATTCGGAGTGACCGCAAGGGCGCATACTCGTATCATAACCACCTAGATGAGCATACGAATTACTCGTTTAGTGAGGATGACGTAGCGGGACTCATAGCCAACAAAGAGGCGTATATGAGAGCCTCCGATAGCTCATACTCTTATGAAATGCGGAGACGGAGTGATACGGTTGATATGTCATGGGATGAGGTATACCATAGACACAAAGATTTATTCGGTTCAAAAGCACGT